CACCGCAGGGTACAGAAACATCTCTGCTTATTTGCCAGAGCAATCGCTTCCTAGACAGTAACGGACCTAATACACCAGCATCAAGCCCAATAACCATTACTCCGTCCGGCTCCCCCTCCGTAGTCGCCTTCTCCCCATTCAACCCCACCTCAAGCTGGTCTGCTGCGACCTATGGTGGGTCAGGGTATTTTGATGGTAATGGGGATTGGTTAAGCGTTGCAAGGAACTCAAACTTATTACCAGCGGCAAACACGGACTTTACTTTTGAAGCGTGGGTTTATTTAACAGCAACCCCAGGAGCTGAAGGCGCTCAAGTAATGGGATTTGGGGAGTACGGTCTTGATTCCGATTGGAATATGTCTGTTACTTCAAGTTTACAATTAACTGTTTATATTCAGCCTACAGCAACAAGTTTCACAAACACAACTCAAGCACTTACATTAAATAGTTGGAATCATGTTGTTGCAACAAGATCAGGAACAGCGTCTAATAACTTCAAACTATTTGTAAACGGCGTTGGGCAAAGTTTTTCAACAAACTCAACGACTGTTGGTGTAGGAAGTAGAAACTTTACTATTGGCGCAGATCAAGACGGAACTGAATCAAGGTTAACTGGCTATATATCAAGTTTGCGTGTGGTAAATGGTACAGGAGTTTATACATCCAACTTCACACCGCCCACCGCACCACTCACCGCCATCACCAACACCAGCCTCCTCCTCAACTACACCAACGCCGGTATCACGGATGCCACTGCTAAGAATGACTTGGAAACGGTGGGCAATGCTCAGATAAGTACGACACAGAGCAAGTGGGGTGGGAGCAGTATGTCGTTTGATGGGACTGGTGACTGGCTGCTTATACCAGATCAACCGCCGCAAAGAATTGGTACAGGTAACTTTACTATTGAAATGTGGGTGTACCGAAACTCTTCTGGAACTTATGGTCTTGCTGGTAAAGGAACTGGTACAACAGGGTGGCTTGTCTCGCTCAATAGCAGCAATCAAGTTGTCTTTACTTACGGTTCAAGCACGATAACTTCATCGGGTACGGTATCGGCTACAACCTGGACGCACATTGCTGTAGTCAGAGAAGGTACAAGCACCAATCAAACAAAGATATATATTGGTGGTACGAACGATGGCACTGGTACGGTAAGTACAGACTTCAACCAAACCAATTCCATGTATATCGGTGCTGACAGGACTGGAGGCAGCGCAGCTAACGCATACGTTCAGGATGTGCGAATAACTAACTACGCTCGCTACACAGCTAACTTCACTGCACCAACAGCAGCGTTCCCCACGTTATAGAGGTAGACCATGCAATACTGGACAAAGAACGGGTCTATCCCAAGCACTGAAACAGACGGTACTGAAAGCTGGCAACAGGCTCCTTCGCCTCCGACAGATGTGCCTGATGGTAAAGAGTTAGTATGGCTAAACTGGGAATGGATCATCAGAGACCCTAAGCCAGCAGACAGAGCAGGATGGCAGTGGAACTGGCAGCACGAGAGCAGAACTTGGGTTGAGAGTGCTTGGGGCAATATAGATCCAGTGGAGACTCCGGAACCTATTGCAATAGAAACGCAGCAATTGGTGTTTTCAGAGACATCACAGATAGGAATGATCAATGGCTAACACCATCAACGCCACATCAGGCGTAGGCATAGTCTCTACGGCAGACAATACCAATGAACTCATCTTGCAAACCAATGGCACGAATGCAATAAGTATTGATAGCAGCCAGAACGTATCGTTTGCACAGACGCTAAATCTTGGTGTAGCCGGAACAACAGTCGAGCTTACACTCGCTGCTGCATTGGAAACGGTCACCATTGCAGCAACAGCCGCCACAGGTACGATTAACTATGATGTAGCAACACAGTCAATCCTGTACTTTACAAGCAACGCTTCTGCTAACTGGACGCTGAACATCCGTGGCTCCAGTTCAGTAACCCTTAATAGCCTCATGAGCAATGGTCAAAGCATAACCATTACTCATTTGGTGACTCAAGGTAGTACGGCGTACTACAACTCAGCGGTAACTGTAGACGGCAGTAGCGTTACGCCTAAGTGGTCAGGTGGTTCTGCACCAACATCCGGCAATGTAAACAGCGTGGATGCTTACACTTACACGTTAGTGAAGACTGGTAGCGGTTCGTTCACAGTCTTTGCAAGCCAAACAAAGTACGCATAATGCCTATCTTGTCAGCATTCGGAGCGGCTAGAGCAATAGGCGGTCCTGTTGCTGGCAGCAGTGGTATTCAACAGGGTGAGTATGCCTATAGTTTTAATGGGTCTACTTCAGTTGTTAGTTACCCGACCAATGCTGCGTTTACCGCTGGCAGCAATAATTTAACTGTTGAGTTTTGGGTATACATCACTGCCAATCCAGGTAGCGGTTCTGGCAATCGTTATGCCATTCTTTCGCTTGGCGATGACAATCTTGGTAGCGCAGGAGCATGGGGCATTGGTATAGACAATGCCGGTAAAGTGAACTGGCGCAGGGTTACATCTGGTGCAGTTTATTCAAACATAAACAGTTCAGCTTCAGTCACACTGAACGCATGGAACTTTGTGGCTGTATCAAGATCAGGCAATACGATCTACATTTTTATAGGTGGCACTCAATACGCTGCAACTTCGATGAGCAATACGCTTTCTTTAAATAGAGCGCCCATCATAGGACGTTGCGGTTCCACCAACTATCTGAATGGACAGATAAGCAATTTACGGTATCGCATAGGAACAGGCATTACAAGTTCAACAGTTCCTACGTCGCCATTGCAAGACATTACCAACACAAAGTTACTGACCTGCCGCAACTCTACGATTGTTGACAACAGTACGGCTAATAGCGGTAGTGCCTGGTCAATTACATCGTCAAATGTAACCGTGCAAGCAAGCAGTCCTTACTATCCATGAACCTAGACAATCTCTCCAATGTCGTTTTTGGCGACGCAGACGGCTTGCGAGAGATGATCTTTGAGAACGCACAGCAACATCGTACGTTCTACCTACAACTGTTAGATCAAGACATCATCATCCCTCAATACCCAATGGGTGATGCTGACTTAGATGACTTAGATGATTGGCTTTGGTCGCACTACCAAGAGCATGAAGCGCTTGCAAACAGGTTGAGTCTAGAGAATCCGTTTGATTTGTTTGACACAGACTGGAACCAAGAAGATGATTTTTATGAATGGTTGCAAGGACATCTGAGTGTTCATCAATCAATCATCAATCGTTTAGGGCTTTGATATGGCTACATCGAATGCTGAATTGCAAGCAGAAATAGATCGCATTATGCGCATGGCTGTACGCCTTGAGCCTGTTGACCTGCGCTACGATGTCAATAAAGATGGACGGGTTTCATCGGCAGATGCTTATCTTGTTAGCTCAGGCGCTGCAACCATACCACCTCCTCCTGCTCCTGTCGTACAACAACCGTGGTGGGTTGGTCAGTTTGCTAGCGAGGCAGATGCTAACTTTGTAGATACAAATCGCAATCAGCAGATTGAAGAAACTGAAAGGGCTGCTTGGAGGTCTCAGTACGATCCTAACTCTACCGAGTACCAACAGCGTGTAAGCCAAGAACAAGAACAAGCTAGGCAAGAAGCAGCAAGACAAGAAGCAGCAAGAGCAGAGGCTGCTAGGGTGGAAGCAGCAAGAGTTGCCGCTGAAGAGTCTGCAAGACAAGAATCTATTAGAGTTGCCGCTGCTCAAGAACAAGCAAAAGCTGCTGCCGCCGCTGAACAAGAAAGGTTAATTCAAGCACAACTTGCGGCACAACAAAAACAACAGGCTAGAGCTAACTTTGTCAAATACATAGACCCATCTTCTTCTGGTGAAGCATGGTCTGTACTTGGCTCTGAGCAAATGATCAATCAATTGCAAGACAAACTCAGTGCCATGTTAGGCGGCCTTGATTTGTCTAAGGTTGGTGAAAAAACAGTACCCGTTTATGAAAGGGCGACAATTCAACCTGTATACGACTATTCAACAGACACTGTTAGATATGTTGCGTTGCCATTTTCAAGCGGTGGTAGCGATTACCTTGAGCCTAGTGCAAGCGATCTTCAAAATATGGTTCAGGTTGGGGAAGGATACAATTTTCTTGGTCAAACTGTACCTACGTATGAAGCAACCATTAAAACAAGAGATGTAAAAAGGCTTTACAACAAAGATACTGGGCAAATTATTGAAGGAAGCCCAATTGGCTCTGGTATGGGGCTGTTTACTAATTATCAATTTGCAGATTGGGATTTCAAAGACTTAACCTATGCAGGATTGAGTTTTGATGCCAATGGAAATCCTGTTATACGAACGGCTGGCAAAAAATCTAACAATGCCGCTGAATTTATAGCGCCACTTTCAATAGCTTTAATGGCTATTCCTGGCATAGGCCAAGCTGTAGGTGCTGCGTTACTTCCCTCTGGCGTTTCTGTTGCAACTGCAACTGCCGTGGGCAATGCTGTTATCAACGCTGGCTTGCAAGTTGCATCCGGTGTTCCAGTTGAAAAAGCTATTTTGAATTCTGCGGCATCGCTTGGCGTGTCGCAATTAGTGCCTAACTTGTCAGGCAATGTTTATATAGACAATGCTGTTAAGTCTGTTGCAACTGCAGCGCTCACCGGCGGTGACGTAGGTAACGCATTGGCTAATTCATTGATTGCTACAGGTGGCAATGAATTGCTTGGCAACACGTCATTTACTGGCGATAAGGTTGTTGATAGTGCTATTGCTTCAGCAATTACCAGTGGTGTGCAAGCTGCTGCAACAGATGGTGATGTTGGTTCATCAATTATTAGAGGCGGCATTGCAGGTGCAAGTGGTCAACTGACCAAAGAAGAGAAGATGGCAGAAAGCGCTAAGTCTGGCGCTGGATTTATTGGTGAAGATGTAACAGAACCGACTAGTGTTGCAGAACCTGGTATTGACCCACGGATTCTTGCGCAAGGTGTTACCGGTGGTCAGTTTGGTGAGGGTGGATATCTTTCTACTGGCATGAACACGGTTTCTGGATCAATAGGCGAGGATACAATTTCTGGCGCTCAAGGTGGAGGCGATAAAATATTTGGTGTTTATTCGTTAACGCCTAATCAAACCGCATCTGCACAGCGACTTAAATACGACGAATCAAATCAACCTTATGAAGAAGCGGTTGATATTACTGACATTGACGATGAAGGTAATGTTGTTCGATTCACGGTTTTAAGAGACCTGAAAACAGGTGCAATTCGTTATGGAACTGGTTCTATTCAAGAAGACGAAAACGGAAATCCAACGCAAGTTGTTGTCCGAATTTCAAAAAATGCACCAGTTACTGATTACGTAACAGATCAATACGGCAATATTGTTCGAGATTCAGAAGGTAATCCAATACTTACCGCAGAAGGTGCGGCTGTTGAAGAACAGGCAAAAGCAGAGGCAGAAGCAGACTCTAGAAAGTCTGGTGAAGGTTTGCAAGTAAATCAAGCTGATCAAATTCTTTTAGATCAAATTCGTCGTGATCAAGAAGCTGGTCAGATTACAGTTGCTCCATCAACCATTCCTTCAACTAACGAACAACCGCAAACTCAACCGAGTACAACGCTTTCTGTTACACCGCCTACCATTGCTCCAGTTGTAACAGAGCCTGTTGTTAGTCAGCCTTCTGTTACACAACCTGTTGTTAGTGAGCCGGTTGCACAACAGCCGACTGCGCCAGACATTGTTACTACGACTCCAAGCATTACGCAGCCAGCACAAAAAACAGAGTTGCAATCTGAGATTGACAGAATTATGCGCATGGCTGTTGGGTTAGAAACAACAGACTTGCGTTATGACGTTAACAAAGATGGTCGTGTCAATTCACGAGATGCGTACTTAGTTAATGCAGGTCAAGCCACAATACCTACTGCTGAACAATATGTTGCGCAGCAAAGCGCATCATCTTCTACTGCTCCGAGCACAACGCCTCAAGTAACACAGCCTGTCGATCAAACGCTTGCTACTACAGCGCCATCTACAGGGCCAACAACGTCTACAGGCGTGGTCTTGCAAAACAATGGTGATGGCACTGCATTGGTTCTCACCAACGATGGCAATGCAACAAACGTGCCTGCTACAGATGCCGTAAGCAAGGAACCGCTAACGCCTGGTTCATCGGTGACTATTGATCAAAACACAAATACAGCAACGGCAACGCCACCTGCAAGTGATGGTGGTGCGCAAGCACCAATTGTTTCTGCTCCACCAACAGTACAAGATACTGGTGGTCAACAAGTGCTTGGAGGCGGTCAGCAACCAACAACGGATGCTGGTTCAATTATTGATACGCCAATTGGCCCGGACACTTCTACCCCAACCGTTCCTGAGCCTGTTGTTGAAGAGCCGGTTGTGCAAGAACCTCCTTCACCTCCACCGCTTCCTCCTGCCGTTCCAACAACACCGGAAGAGCCAATAACAGAACCTCCTCAAGAACCTGTTGTAGACAAGACGGAAGAAGATCTTCTGTTGGAACAAATCATTAATGAACTTGAGCCTACCCCGCCTGTAAGCGAAGGTGTTCCGATACAAGAACCTGAATTCCCTGAGCCTCCATTAGTGCTTCCTGAGTCACCAACAATTAACGTGGCTGACAGGCTGACTATTCGACCTGTGGTTGATCGTGGCTATAGACGGCCATCTGTATCACCTGGCAGCAGGGTGGAAGAATCTGCACAGATCTTGCCGCTAAGACCGGGCTTGTCAGAAGGCGGTACTGGTGGTATAGAGGGCACGACAGAACAGGAACAGGAACCCGTCTGGAATGTTAGATCGTTGAAACTTCGTCGCTTGTTAGGAATCTAATCATGGCTAAACAACTTGCCGCACTTCTTGGTGGTGGCCTCGATCTCAAAGCGTTAGCAGAGATGCTACGTCTGCAAGGCCGTGGGCAAGACACAATCTTAGCGCACATTACACCGCAAGAGGCTGCACTGCTCAAGTCAAGAGGTGGTGCTGGCACCATGAATCCTGCAACGGGATTGCCTGAGTTTGAAAATGGTGAATTTCTTGGTAGCTATGAAGACATGGCTCCTGAGCAACCTACGCCAGAGTCTGGGTTTGACTTTGCTGGCTCGCAGTATATGGATGTAGCGTCAAGATATCCAGAGGCTGTGCAAGCGCCAGCGCCAGTTCAAGTCCCTGACTATACGCAAGATCTGTATCCAAGTGTTCAGCCATCATTTCAACCATCATTTAGGCCTTCAATGGATTACGGCGAAGGCATGACTGGTGCGGCAACAGAAACCTATGACCGTGGGTTGCCATCACAAGCGCCGTCTGTGCGTGAACTTGCTGACATGGCTAAGTCAGGTGCTAAGCAGGTATTTGAAGGGTTGAAAACTCCTGGTGGTGCAGCATTAGCTAATGCACTTATGGCAGGCATACAGGCAAGGCGAGGGTTTAAAGACGCTCGTGCCATGGAAAACGAACTCAGGCAGTTAGGTCAAGCACCTCGTCAGGTTGGGCAAGAACAATTAGGTGCTGGTATGCGTGGCGAACTAACCCCAGTCCAACGCCAACAGATTGCTGCATTCCAGGCGCAGCAACGTCAAGCATTGGCTAACACCGGCCAGCGTTCAGGCACTGCGCAACAGCAATTAGCAGCAAGAACAACAGAGATGCAACAGCGTGGCGCTCAAGACCTGATTAACCAAGGACTCAAGAACATTGGCATTTCAGACAAGTATTTGCAACAAGCCATTCTTGCAGGCTATCAAGCAGACACTCAGGTCGGCACAGCGCTTGGCGAGGCTCTTCGAGCGTCTGGTAATTTGCTTGCTGGTCAGCCTTCAAATGAAGTTGCTAAGCCTGTACAGACTCCTGCAACGCAACAAAGAAGAACCGCATTGTCTAGCCCATTAGGTGGTTAATCATGGCAACAAGCATCACTAGTCTGCGCAATCCAATCGATGATTTAACGTCAAAGTTAAATGAACCGCCAACCAAACCGGTTGGTACTTTAGAGCAAGAGTTTGGTGGCATGGCACAGCGCGGTGCAAGGGCTAGGGAACTTGCGCCACAAATGATGCGAGAATCTCTTAAACAAGAGCAAAAGGTTGGTGAAGACATTATGCAACAGCGCACACAAAGCGCTGAAGACATAGGCAACCTCGCAAAAAGGCAAGCTGCTAGTACAAAACTATTAGAAGAAGAGGCTATTGCTGCAAGGCCAGAGCCTATTGAGTTTGCACCGACTCAACAAACGCCTGAACAATTGCAGACGATTGCTATATCGATGATGCTTGTTGGTGCGTTAGCAGGTGGTGGGGCAAAGCGTAGCGGCATTGCTGGTTTGAAAGCAATGACTGGGATGCTTGATGGTTACAAGCAAGGTCGGAAGGATGTCTTTGATCGTGAAAAGATCATTTTTGAAAAGGCATTAGAGACACAGAAGCAGAAGATTGAAGAGGTTAAAGCAATGTATGAGTCTGCTGTTAGAGCAAAGCTAGCAGGAGATCAAGCAGAGTACAACTCTTTGCAAGCGAGAATTCAAGCAGAAACTGACAATGGAACGATGCAGTATGCCTTTGCCACACGCAATACAGACCAAGTTAGAAAGCAATTAGAAGCCGCTGAAAAAGGCATGGCTGAAGGCTTAAAAGGAATGGCAGAGCTTAGAAAGGCAGAAGAAGATCGTAAGTTAAAACGAGAAGAATTACAGATTCGTCGACAAGAAATGTCTGCTGCAAGAGCAGAGCGAGCGGAGCTTGCCAAACAAAGATTTGTTTTAAGTCTTGCACAATTTGATCAAAAGGTTGATAAGGACCGGGAGGCCGCACAAAAACTTGGGCCTACTGAAAAGAAAGAACTTAGAGGGATCGAAAACTTACGCGATGAACTTGTGCAATTGCAACAAATTGCTTTGGCTAATCCTGAAAAGTTTTTTGGTTTTGGTACAGATTTGGCAGGTAATGTTGTTGCTCAATACCGTGAAAAAGCGCTTAAAGACCCAGAGATGTCTAGTTTTTTAAGGCGCTTTGAAGCCTTTCAAATACCAGAACGACATGAAAAGTTCGGCGCAACTTTGATGGGGAAAGAACAAGAATCCTGGAGGCGATCAATAATTGGCCCTGGGAATGATCCTTCTGCAATTCCAGAATACTTCACAACTAAATTACAAATTCTTGATCAAGCAAGAAATCGTATTCTTAGTTCAGTCCCAAGCACAAGCACCCTTCCTACGACAGAACAAAGACTTAGTAATGCTGTGGGAAGAGCCGCTGACATGGGTGTTAACGTAGGTGGAATAGGAACCGGTGTACCTAGGTTGCCTCAACAACCACAACCACAACCGCAACCTCAAGCAATTCCAGCCGCTGCTATTGATTACTTAAAAAGAAATCCTAATGCAAAAGCTGATTTTGATGCTAAGTATGGTGCTGGCGCTGCTGATCGTTACTTGTCTGGAGCAAGGTAATGGCTAATGTTTTTGATCAATTTGATGAGACATCTTCTAAAAGCAAGAATGTATTTGATCAATTTGATCAGCAGACTAAGCCATCTACTGATGTATTAAGTCAAATACCTGGTGGTGCAAAGTCAGCGCCTGGCACTTATAGCGATCAAGTCCCAAAAGGGCCGTCAATTTTTGAGCGTGGGCTGCAAGCGGTCGCAGCAGTTCCTGTTCTTGCTGGCGGCTCAAGACTTGCTCAACTTGCTATAGGCGCACAACGCCTCGGCGGCCCATCAACAGCGGCAAAGGTTGGTAGCCAATTACTAACATCCTTGCAGCCTAAAACAGTTGGTGAAGCAGCCAAGATGGCTGGAGGCGCGTTTGCTGCTGGGGCTACTGGCGGTGCTGCGGAACAAGTTGCTAAGGCTCAAGGTGCTGGCCCAGTTGTTACTCAGCTTGCTGGCATGGCAGGTGAGATGGTTCCCGGTCTTGTTACTTATCCAGTAGGTCGAGCTATTGAGAGAGCTGTTACGCCATTAGTTCCTTCAATGCGTCAAGAAGTTGCTGAGAGTTTGGTTAGGCGATTGCCAGAAACAGTTAGAGAAGGTGGCTTAAAAGAAGTTGGCGCAACAAGAGAGCAACGACTTAGAGGTGCTAAAGCAGAGCTTGAAGGTGGCGCTGGAACTGGTGGCGCAGCAACGGTTGGTAAGGCCTTGGAAGACAAGGCAAGTGAATCTGCGCGTTTGTTGACTCAACAGTTTGATAGGTCAATACGAAATATAAGAGATCAAGCGCTACAAGATGCAGAGACATCTGTTAGAAGGGCTACGCAGGTTGCTGGTCAGATACGTCAAAGAGTGCGCGGTCAAGGACAGCAAGCAATTGCTCAAGCAGAAGCTGAAGCTACTCGCATAGAAAACGAAGCGGCAGAAGCTATTAAGCAAGAAGCGCAGCGTGTTCGCAATCAAATTGACGAATTGAAGCAACGTCGTGATGCAGCCATAGCGGAGTCTGAGCGAGGGATGCAAGAAGCCCAGCAAGGTTTTGGTCAATTTGGTGAGCGTGTCACGCCATCTCCAATCGGTGAAGAGGCTAGAAATGCTGCTAACACAAGACTTGAGCAACTTAAAGCTAATCGAAGGCAACAAGTTAAAAGCGATCTTGACGAAATTGAAGCTATTGTTGCTAGCAAGACAGGTCAAAGTGCTGGCGCAGTCCCAGCAGCGACGGACTTTGAGTCACTGATTAAAACAAAAGTTGGCGCAGGAACGATTCCAGGTCAGGTTGATCCTCAGCGCGAGCCAATGCTTAAACGCTTGCTAGCAGATGTGACTGGAAAACAAGAAAAGGTTAATGAAGCAGGTCAGACTTTTGTTGTGCAAACACCAGTTTCTTTTAATTCTCTTGAAGAAATACGTAGACGTTTGCGTGACCGTTCTTATGGTGGTGATGAAGGTTTTGCTGCGATTAGTTCATTAGAAGCTGGTCAGCTTGCTAATGCTGTAGAAGCTATGCAGCGGCAGTTTGTTGGTGATGATGTATTTGGGCGTTACTTGAGCAATTACGCGCAAGCAAGTAAACCGATCAATCAATTCAATACGCTGCAAGGCAAGGTTCTTACGGCGCAAACGCCGTTCGGAGAACGGTTTATAACTGACCCGGCTCAAATACCATCAAGGTTATTTAGTTCACAAGAAAGCGTTAAGACTTTTACCGATTTGGTTGGTGGCGATCAAGCGTTAGTTAATAACCTAGCAGCTAAATACTTGAATGATCAGATGCGTGGCGGCACAGCGCAAGATGTTGCAAGAACAATTGACAGCAACAGAGATTGGCTTGCTTTAGATCAGTTCAAAGGCTTGCGCGATCAATTAACTAATTTGCAATCAAGTCTATCTAGAGCTAGTTCTGAAGCGGCAAGACTTGGTGCTGCTAGTAAGGCAGCAGAATCTGAAATTGGACAATTAGCAGAAAGAAAAGTTCCGGCGCAGCCATCCCCATTACCGGCGGCAGAACAAGTCAGAACACAAGGTGCTAGAACTGCAAAAGAACTTGAAGAAGCTGCGGTTGCAAGAATTACTGGTTATTTGCAACCAAGGATTTCTGCTCAGCAACTGGCGCAGCAAACATCACAAGCTCGTATGACAAAAGAGGTTGAAGAAGCTCGTTCAGGATTGACGGCAAAGATTGATGAGATTAAGAACAACCTTAGTTTTGGAGAGAAAAACGCTTCGGACGCTTTCTATCAAAGGCTTACGGGTAGCAGTAGCCAAAAAGATATACAAACAATGGCTGATGCTGTTAGACGAGTTCCAGAGGCAACAGATGCATTCAAGTCCGCAGTAAGAGAGGCTTTGTCTCGCGCTCCAGAAAACAAACTTATGAGTATGTTTGATAGAAACATTGAACCTGCTCTTAAATCTTCAGGATTGTACAAACCTGAAGAATTGGCAGAAGTTAGGGCGTTAGTCGAAGCGGTTGATATTGCTAAGAATGCGGTTGAACGGGCAAAGATTGCTGCTAGCAAGGCCGTTGGCACTATGACTCCGGAAGCTGCGTTTACTGATGAAATACGCAAAGAAGTTGTTAAGGCTAGGAAAGGACAGTACACGGTTGCTGGCGTATTAGGTATTGGTGGGGCGTTGGCAGGGCTTGGTGGTCAAAGTTTATATACAGCTATTGGTGTACCAGCAACAGTGGGCGGTATATTTGGTTATCAAGCGGTAAGAGGTGACTACGCGCCAGCTTTGCGCCGTGCAGTAGCTGAAATTGTTTCTAATCCTGATGAACTTCGCCGTGTTCTTGCAGCGCCTGAACGTCAAAGACCAGGCATGATCATGACGCTAGCTCGCAATGTCTTAGCGGCAGAAACAGGTTCATTAGTTCCTGAAGGAGAAACAAATGCCCCTTAAGAAAGGTAGTAGCCAGAAGACAATCTCTACCAACATTGGAGAGATGGTGCGTAAATTCAAAGATAGTGGCAAGATTGGCACAAGCCGTCCTGCTAGCAAGCGAGCAGCAATCAAGCAGGCCGCAGCAATAGCCTATTCCACAGCGCGTAAACCAAAGAGAGGTATGCGATGAACTACGATATGACGATGATGAAGGAAGGCAATAAAGAGATGAAGCGGCAGGAAGCGCAAGCCGCTGAAGCAGGTCGCAACGAGGTTGCAGGCTCGCTTGCAGCACAACGAGCGCTTGGTCGCCAGCCGATGAACAAGATGCCTGAGCGTCAGCCCAAGCGTCGCATGATGCGGTGAAGCGTAAGCAGTCGGGCATAAACCCTGACTTAGAGGCTGCGATAAGCAAACTCTTGGCTGAAGTCATGGCAGACCCTGAAGCAAGCCTAACCGACAAGTCAAAGATTATTGACAGAGCATTGAAGTTAGAAGCGATACGCCTGAAAGCGAGTGATGCTGAATGGGGTAGTGGCTTTATGAACGATGACGATGATGAAGATAGTTAAGGTAGACTAGATATCCTTAATTAACCCATGGGGCTGAACATGGATTCAAATCTACTTCTGAAGGTCGTACGTATTAGTTTGAAGTTAGTGGTGGCGAGGGTGTTGACAATCTTGGCGTTGTCGATGACTTTTGCCTTAGCTTGCTGGACAATGTGGGGGCCGAGTTATGAGCGGATCGCTGCATTGCTTATCTTTGCCATCACAGTGTTTTTACCATCCTTAATAAAGGAAACGAAGCATGATGACGATGACGAAAGTGGTGAGCAAACAGGTGGTGCTAAAGCCTAGCCAAGGCACGACCAAGCAAGTTAACCCCAACTTCCAGCCTAAGTTCACCAACGGTGCGCCATGCTATGGCACTATGACAGCAACTCAACAGTGGGGTAGCAAGAATGGCAACCGTTAATCCTTTTGAACCTGGTGGCAAGACGGTACAGGTTCTTGCTACAACAACCTCTCAGGTTGTTACGCTGACACCGGACACAATATGCAACCAGTTGCTTGTCACAAGCCATGAGAATTCAGGCTCTGGTAAGCCTGTGTACTTTCGTATGTCAACTACTGATCCTGCATTAACGGTGACAACGCCTTCTGCTACAGCGCAATACGCTTTGATTGCCATTCAGGATGACATAAGAACATACACCATTCCAGGTCAATGCAGTCCTACACAGCCGCTTTACATTGCAGCAATTACTGAATCAGGAACGGCAGAGGCTTACTTCACTGCTGGAAACGGGAAGTCATAACATGGAAGTGTCAATGTCAGTCGTTATTCAGGCTCTCATTGGTGCTGCTGCCGGAGCCTTTGGTGCGTATGTAGCAATCAGATCTGACTTGGCTGCTCTTAAAGCCAAGATAGAGCATCTACATGACGCAACCAACAAAGCGCATTCACGCATTGACCAGATTCTGAACAAGTAATGTTTGACCTGCTATCAGGTGGTTTGCTTGGCAGTATCTTTGGTGGCTTGTTCAGGCTAGCACCGGAGGTATTGAAGCTACTTGATAAGAAGAATGAACGTGCGCATGAGTTAGCCATGTTCACTTTGCAGACTGATCTTGAGAAGATGCGTGGCACTTTTAAAATGGAGGAGAAGTATGTTGACTATTCGATTCAACAACTCGACACCATTAAGTCTGCGTTTGAGGAGCAGAGTCAGACGGCTCAGTCAGCGGGTTGGTTTGTGGCTGGAATCTCTGCCTTGGTACGTCCAGGAATCACCTGGGCGATATTTGGAATGTACGCAACAGTCAAGGCGGCTACGCTTGTTCTTGCGTTTCAAAGCAATGCGCCGTGGCATGAAGTAATTGTGAAGTGTTGGGATGAAGATGACTTCGGACTCTTCACCATGATTTTGACGTTCTGGTTTGTTGGTCGCAGCATAGAGAAGTACAAGTGAATGAAGCGATTGAACTTGCCATCAACGTACTCATCAAACCCTTTGAAGGTTATGCTCGACGTTTGCCAAACGGCGATTGCTGTGCTTATCCTGATCCCGGCACTGGTGATGAGCCTTGGACTATTGGTTTTGGTAGCACTGGCCGTGGTATTGGCAAACACACTATCTGGTCAAAAGAACAAGCTGAGGATGCCCTTCAGGAGCATGTCAGGTACTTCGTATCCGGAGTGGTAAAACTCTCCCCTAGCATCGTTTCTGCAAGCCCTAGACGTATTGCTGCGGTGATCAGTTGGGCGTATAACTGTGGGCTAGGCAACTACAGAATCTCGACCTTCAAAAAGCGTGTTGATGCTGGCGACTGGGAAGGTGCTGCGGTCGAATGTCGCAAGTGGAACAGGGCTGCAGGCAGAGTGCTTCCAGGTTTGACCAGAAGGCGTGAAGCTGAAGCATTGATGATGAGGTAAGCATGGCAAACCCGATTGCAAAGACGACCAAAGGTAAGGGCAGACACTTTCAGTCAGTGGCTGAAGGTGGTGGCATGACAGAAGCCGGTAGGAAGGCTTATAACAGGGCTACAGGCTCTAATCTGCAAGCACCTGCACCTAATCCTACAAGCCCTAAAGAAAGAGCTAGGAAAAAGAGTTTCTGTGCACGATCAAGATCATGGTCTGGCCCTAGAGGCAAGGCTGCTCGCAGACGCTGGAGGTGTTAGATGAAACAAGGACTGTACGCAAACATTCATGCCAAACGTGCTCGCATTGCAGCAGTTTCTGGAGAAAAGATGAGAAAGCCAGGTAGTAAAGGCTCCCCCACCGCCAAGAATTTTCGAGAATCTGCGAAGACTGCGAAAAAAAACCGCCTGACTAGGCGGTAAACGCTCGTTGGGAAGAGCGACTTGAGGAGACAACACCGAGGCTATCTGCTAACGCTTGCCTCAAGCGTCACAACCGACTGGCAGACTCAGCAGGAGACACTAGAGTTCATTCTGCATGAGCGTGATCGCATCGTCAAGCCTGAAGATCACTAGACTTTCCTTGCCATCAGCCCTGCAAATCACGACAGGCACCTTCTCACCCTTGGATGAGACTTTGGCCTGTTCCATCCATTCATAAAGCGCTATCTTCCTACGACGCTTGCATTCGATCATAAACGGGCCTAGATCGATGTCTGAGCCACCATCTCTTGCTTGCCCTAGTACACGGGTTACTTTCGTTCCTAAGCGCTCTGAGAGGGCGTTACAGACCTCTCGCTCGTAACTGGCACCTCGGTCTTTACCTAGCTTGCTCAATCTCTGACTCCTCGAAGCACTTTCCAGGCTTCCTCACGCACTTCACCTTCAACACCATAACCAAAAACATCAGGGTCTAACAATGCACGGATAAAAGAATTACGAATGGATAGTTGTCTTTCTGTGCGAGCCACCATGACTCTCAACTCTTGGTTGAGCTGCTGAAGTGTCGCAATCCTAGCTTGCAAGTCCTCTGATTTTGGAATCATGATGGCCTCAGATTAAATGGATTGTGAAAGATTTTTGGATCAAGTGTGATTCTGGTTTTCGCAAACCTGTACGGTCTATTCACCGGATGTTCCGGCACTGGCTCCATCGTCAAGAACTCATAGAAATACTCTTTACGACAGTTGATCATGCAAGGCTTGCTTTTGAGGTAACCCTTCTTTGCCAGCAAATGCAGTGAACTAATTGCCGTGGAACGATTGATCTTGGTTTGCAATTGAACATCCTTGGATGTAACGGGTGTTTTACGCTTTGAAACGTATTTCAGAATCTTTGTTTGAATGTCAGTGAGTGTCATGCCATATCCTTTCTTAGAGCAGCGTCCCATACTTTCTCATCAGCGCCTTTGATGACTTCTGTGGTGGAGAAACGATGAAGGCAAGCGACGCAACGCCGCCTGCGTGTCACCCAAGCATTCGCAGGCTTCTTGCTGCCATATCTGCGAGTCTCAAGGATGACTGTATCGTTGTGTTCACCACGTTCAGCGCACTTTGGGCAGAGCATTAGAACGGAACACTGTCATCGTCTTGGTAGCCAACTTCACGACCTTGCCTTGCAGGCTGGCCTGGCACAAAGTTATTCACTCTGATTGAGATCAGATCGCCGTAAGCACTTCGTTTGGTCCATGCACTTAACTTGATGACATCACCTGGCTTGTAAGCCTGATCGCAGGTGAAACTACCTGACCAGTCTGGTGCTTTGTCAGACTTCTTCTCTTTGACGGTAAAAAGTACGCCACTGCCTTGCTGTTGTTCGTAACCCATTTATTTCCTCACTAGTTGATATTCGGCAAAGGATTTGCCATTACGGTTAATCGTATGTGTCACGATGGTGTGACCTTGTTTCCTTAGTTCTTCGACTCTGGCTGCAAGTCTTGTTGACCCAATCTCTGCATACGCTTGCAGTTGCGTGAGCGTCCCGTGATGCAGCCGCTCAAGCACTGCTTCTGTTTGAGTCATTCGAACACTACGTCTTCCTCCGCATCCAGAGTCACGACCTTTTTTGGGATATAACCCTCGACCGCATGATCGTGACAGCGCTTTTTCCATGCAATGGCTGCAACCCCGTCAAAGTTATTGATGGTTTCGTGGTTGACCCGAAAGAGACTCGCCAACTTGGCGTTCTTCTCCTCGGTTGTCATCTTCTTTGAGTCAGCGATCTTGCCAATCAGGCCAAAGAAGTTGTCCTGCCACTGTAGTTCGTCCTGATGCGAGCTGTAAACTTTGCTTCCAGCGCCTTCAGGAACCATTACCTTGTACTTGCCCTCAATGACCTCAGCAAGCGGCTGTAGAGCCTGTACAGGCGGCATATCGACCTTCTGATATTGATTAGTCGGGATAGTGTCGAGTTCAGTTTCATCAAGCATCCCCAATCCAACGTGAGCAAGTACCGTTCGACGAATAGCTTTCGTTGTAGCCTTCATGAGCGCGTTGGCAAGACGTTCACCGGAGAGTCCTTTAATATCGACTGCTCCCTGGTTCTCAGATGCTCTTCCATCCTTTCCAAGGCATCGTACAGATACCAGATAGACGTCCTCAACTCGTTCACGGTTAGTGATTTGAGTGGACAATCCGTGCAGATTGCAGAGTTGTTGCGTGGCCCCTGCGTTCGCGTACAGTACTTTCTTCCCACTGAGCACAAGAAGATCGAACGGCTTTGCACTAGGATCGAGTCCGACCTGTTGGCAGCGGTAGTTATAGTAGCCGGTAAGCTGTTCTTCTTTAAGACCACTTAGATCTCCTCTAAGTACGATGGAATCAATGATCGACTGATCAAGTTTTGTTGGATCGACTAAGTTGCTCATTTGACTAAAAACCTCCGTGAGCCAGGTTGTTCAATAACGTAACGCTCATAAACTTCAGGCATTTCTGATTGCAAGAGTTTTGGATCAAAGCGTTTAGAAGGTTTGGCAGAGTTCCAGGTTGCAAGTACTTTGCCATCAAAGGTCACAAGCGAACCTGCCTCTTTCATCTGCCCTTGAATGAAACCTTGTAGCTTCTCTTCTGCCTCTTCAAACTGTTTGATCTGCGTCTTGATGGCTTTCAGTTGCTGGCAAGCCTGCTCTAACTGAGCATTGGCTAGAACCCCATCCGACGTGGATACTGGGAAGAGTTTCCTTGCCGCATCCACCGTAGTCGCACTTGGAGGCTGCTTGGCCTGTATTGCGCCCCATAGTTCAGCTTCTGTGCGAATAAGCGAGTCTTTCTCATCGTCCGATACTTCTTTGTCAATAAGTACCAGTTCTTGTCCTCCAAAGAGGACCGCAAGTACAACACGCTGTACCCGATGTACCGTAGCTTCATGAACAACTTGCGCTCTGTCAGCGGCCGGCATAAGTCCAGTCTCTGCATCGAATTGGTTCCTTTTGCTTTGGTTGTAGTTCTTCACTTCAACTAAGGTTGTGCCATCAGCAGAGATGAAGTCAAAGTGAGATGCCATCCATGAATGCTCAGGGTGGTATAGCTCATAGTCAGCCTCCTTGAGTGACATCCTAAGCCTGTTGCTAGCTTCTCTTCCAATGATGTCTTGCAGCTTCAGACCCCATTGCACAGCCTCGATGTGTGAAATGTCTTCACGCTCTGTCTGGCCGATCTTTTCTAAGTAAACGTCAGCAGCACGACCGTCTACGATCTTGCGAGCATCAGTAGCCCAGATTGCTTTACGTCTTGATTCAGTGTCAAAGCTAGTCATGCTGCCTCCTAATAGCAACGTAAGATTTCAACGTCAGGGCCAACCACACAGGTTTTATAAGAACCTTTCCCCCAATGTTCCGTAGCCCATCCAGTGATTGCGCCTTGCAATGCTCTTGGCTCGAAGTCAAAGTTTTTGATAACAACAACATCGCCAACTTTCATGTCTTTGATGAGCGGATAGAAAAACCTGTGCATTGTTCCTGGAGGGTACTTGTAATTCTTGCTAGTCTTTTTAGGTTCAGCTACAACAAGCGACCCGTACTCATTGCCTTCTTGGTCAATGATCTTGTACTTGCAACCTGATGCGTCAAGCAACTTGATTGCTTGCGAGATGGTGCGTTTAACAATCTCTGGAATCATACGCCCACCTCATCGAAACAAGTTGAGATGTCTCTACGAACTTCTCGGTTCTTGATGACGTTGAGCATGTGCTTGAGCTCTTCTGCCTCATCGAATGCACGTTCCAGGCACTTGACTTGATATGGTGTTAATGAGGTCCATTCGCCTGCAAGCACTCTCTGGATATTGGCGCAGGCTTCAATGATGTGAACGGTCTTGAGCCTGATGTCATACAGATCGGACTCGATTAACGTTAAATACTTCATGGTTTTCTCCTGTGGTTGTGTACTGCAAGATGAATATAACACACTAGGAATGTATGTCTATAGGTAGTAATCGACCGTTCGTCGGATGGCAAATGGTTTGCCAGATTTGCCAGACTGTTTGCTATTAAGATTCAACTGTTGTCGTCGTTGTCAACAATCGTAAGGCCACTTACTCATGCTTCTGCCCTCTTACCCCGGAGGGACAACGACCAGGAGCAGCAGTAAGTGGCTTTTTTGTTTTCAGCGGCGATGGCATACGGGGCCATAACCCAGCCCTCCCTCGGTGCCGCGACCAAAGGAATAAACGTGGCTAATCTTGGGGTTCTCCTTGCAAGCCAGCCTGGATAGGAACAACTGGCAAGCATCGGGGACCAGACCCGAGAGCAGATGAGAGTCTGTAGCCTAGATAAACGAGAGCGAGCGCATTACCTGTTTTTTTACGGGTGAGGTTGTATTCCAGTCAGCTTTCAGAGGTTTGTATGCAGTATTACTTCTGGTAGTAAAAGCCCCCTGCGCTGCGCTTTGTGGCTACGCTAGGGGGCATACTTCATTCTTTACAAGGTTCTACAGATTCTGCAACCAGATACTGCAACTGTTCTCTGACGATACTGATCCTCTGTTCCATGTCCTCCACATAGTCCAGGATTGCTTGCAGTTCATTAGCATGGATCATTACAAAGTCATCTGTCCTGCTCAGCCGGTTGAGTAGCTTCCTCATGTGTTCTTCTCCTTTAGCTTGGCTTCTGCCCATAAAGCACCAAGAGCAAAATAAACCGCGTGGTCGTCTTTCTTGGCTTGATAATCAATCTCCTCATCCGTCAGTGAAATCCACTCACGCTTTCTTGGTGGATGAACCATCATTTCCCCTTCCCATACGGCTCCGCATACGCAAGTCAAATCACGCTTTGGTGGTGCGGTGTAGTCTTCCCACTCGCCATTTGGTGTCCGCTTAATCTTCTGAAACTCCAACGTGCCGTCTGGCCTAAATTGCCGCCACACCTGCGGTGTCCACGCCACCGGCTCTTGCTTTAACTGGCAAAAGTCGCACTTGGTTTTTTCCACGCCGTGAGCACATACCGGCTCATGTTCAGTTTTCACCATTTCATCGACACGTTTTTCCGATATGTCGTCAGCATCGACAAGTGCTTGGCGCAGGGCGGTGATGGCCTCAATGGTGTTGCGCTTTGCCTGTTCTAACGCAGACTCGGGCCATACCCAATCGTCATAATTAGCCCAGCCTTCTAGCGTGGACAGCGCCAGCTTCATAACTTCTTTGCTCATTGTGGATTGCTCTCTTCATCAAAGTCCATCAGTGGTGGGTGCGGAATATCGTCATGCACAATCACGCCGTCTACGGCTTCAATAAACTTTCCGCATATCACGCAGTAATATCCCTCGGTTTCATCCATGATTCTTCTCCTTTAGTTTGGCTTCGATGGCGCGGTAGATGTCTTGAGCTTTATACGATCCCATGTTTTGTGCTTTTATTTTGTAGTGCATCTCTTCTATCTCCTCATCCGTCAGCCCAACCCATTCACGTTTGCCGAGCTTGCAAATGCCGCACATACATTCAACAGGCTCTTGCTCCGCAGCTTGTCTCAATTTGCTCATATATCATCCCTCGCTTTCTTCCTTTGAGCTGCATCCCTTCGGCCAGCTTCAAAGCCCTTTAGCCACAGTGACGTAAACATCCACTCAAGGGTGTATTCAGACTCGCCTCGCTCGCGTTGCAGCTTGTTCGTGCTGTCCCAGTAATCGGCTTCCTTGCGAGCGATCTCACGCGCCCAGATGCGTTTAGGGGTTTTCATTGCTCACCCCTTGCTCTGATGGCATCGGCGCAGTCTTTTGCCTCATGGTTGTAGAAGGTTTCACACACCTTTGCACACGCCTCACGCTCTGCTGCGGCAACAAGGGCGGCGAATGCTTCAAGCTGCCCTTCCCAACAAGTCCACCCAAGGCCATACTTTGCGATCCCCGCCTTCCGCGCCATCTTGACTATGTCTTCTTGGGCCATGCTCACCTCATTCCTCGTATGGCGGTGGCGCTGTAGTCGGGACGAACCCAATCGCCTTTTGCTATGGCGATGCAGTCGTCCGAATCCAGCATGTAATCGCCTTCAGTGACGCAGTAATCGTCTTCCTCTTTGATCGCCTTGCAGATGCGATCACGCTCATGATCGGCAACAAGGGCAGCGAAGCGTGCAAGGCTCTCAAGTAAGCAGAACCGCACATCGTTTGTTGGTGACGGGTAAAACTCGATTCCAGCCTCTCGCGCCATCTTGATAATGTCGTCTCGTGTCATGTGTTCTTCTCCTTTAGCTTACGCTTTGGTGACAGGTCATCTCGCCGTCTCAATCGCATCTGTGCTTGCAAGTTAGGGTCGTCAACCACTGCATAGACTTCTGAATCTGAAGATTCATATCTGACTACTCGGAAATCAACTTCATGAATCAACTCACAATCACAGCACTGCATGAGATAACCCCTTGGCTTAGGGCATACCCAATCACACCATCCATCTTCAACTTCTTCCTGCGGTTCGCACTCACCCCATACCCCAACTTCTCCGACTCTTGCTAAATCTGATTTACAACAATGCCCACAACGTGGACACTCAAAGTCTTGATTCATTGCATCGCTCCCTTGCTCATGCTGCGAACGTAAAAATGTATCTCAATAGCTCGATGTAGCTCACCTTCATCCACGTTTGCTAGCTCACATAAGATAGGCAAGTAAGCAACATGTCTTGCTAGCTCTTCCTGCCATCGCTCCAGGCTAGCTTGTGCTTCGATATCCTTTAATTGCTTCTTAGTCACGATTGGGACTCCCGAGCGGGTATGTGATGCGACCATGTCCTGAATGCCTTGTGCTTACGCATCGTCTCCGGACACTCAGTCGATGGCGGCTTCCAACCATGTTCTCTCCAAACCTGATCGACGGGTCGGAACCATTTATCGGGCTGTATTTGATGATCGATTAAATCGATCCATGTAGGGACTTGTCTATCTTCCATGTAGGTTGACTCCAGTTAAGGTAAGAAAACGCCTCAAAAGCCCGTTTAAGGGCTTCTATGGGCATGTTTAGATGTTAAAGAAGACTGCGCAAGCGAAAGCAATGCCGAACAATGCGGCAATAAGCCAATCGATTAGGTGTTGCATGGTGTTATCTCGATTACGTTAATGACGCCGTAGGCAATGCCGGACTGTGCTTTGATGTAGGTGTAAATCTCCCGAAATGTCTTATCGCCTTCAGTCCATGAGCGTAGGGGTGAACCATCGGGAGCTATTGCTAGCAATTGGCTATCGGTTACTGGTTCCATGATGTTTCTCCTCGGTTAATGATGCTGATTGCATCCAATAGCCGACTATTGCTAATCGGCTATAAGCTGAAATCAGGCAATTGCTTTGAGCTTGATTACTTTGGACATGCTTTTGCCATGCGCTACATAGCCAATAACTGGCACTGATTGATTCCAGCAAGCTCTGCAGCCTGAGCATTTACCGCCATGTTCGTAGGCTTTACAGACAGTGATTGATGGATCGTCAAATGAGCTTGCAATCGTGCTCGAATGAGATTGATCGGCTAATACGTCACCGGTGACACTATCCGAGCTTGCACGAACTACGACGTTGGGAAGCTCTCGCATAAGCTCAATGATTGCCTGAAACTTTGCGAATTTATGCATCCTAGTTGGTAACCAATGCTTAACATGGGGAGTCGCTTGCATAACCATGTAGATCTTTCTTGCAAGCTCTAATGCGTACATGTCACCGCTATCGAACCAGCGGAAGTATCGATCATTGTCGAGAGCTTGCACCATTTCAAACACCCACTCATCACGCTGCCAGTCTTCACGATTGAATAGGCGTGGAGCTTTTACATTCGGGTAGCGATAATTACCCTGCGTTGCATAGCAACCCTTGCAAGCATCAACAAGCTCGCCATTTGATGCTATGGAACCAGGACATGTCTCAAGAGCTTGCAAGCTCCAAGATCTGATTCCATCGAGCTTACTAGTGACGCTGAGCTTTACTTGCGGCTTGTTGTATTCAGCTGATTGCATTGCCATGATGTATCTCCAAAGGTTAAGAGGGGCTGTTAGCCCCTTTGTGGTTAGTTAGGCGATCAATCCGGTTAGCTTTCCACCGGCACATAGCACTACCAGTGCAATGAAGGTAAGACTGCAACCTGC